AATTTCATCATAGTACTCATCTGAAGAAGCGTCAAATCCCTCATACTGAGTAAGATCTTCATTAATCCTCATTGCCTCTCTGGTCATGCGTTCATCATCGCCAAACCATTTATTCTTTTCTGCCCAAGCAACTGCTTTAGGATCAGGTTGAACCTCTGGCTGCGGCTCTGGACTTGGTTCAGCCTGTGGTTGTTGCAGTTGCGCTTCTTGTCTTTTAACTCCTAGACGATGACGTTCTTGATCAATTGATATTCGAGACAACGCTTGTTGTGCCTCAAACATACGATCAACATCGCCCTCATCATGTGCTTGTTTGTATGCTTGTTTAGCAAGATTAACATCGTTTTCTAGGCGTTGACCAAACTCTGACAGATGCGCCTCTTGAGAAGATGCCATTTGTTTTCTTAGTTTTTCGTTTTCTTCTCTTAGTTTCTTAGCCAGTTCAAACGCTTCCTGACCATCTCTTTCAGCACGTCTATACTTTTCAGTGAGTTTGTTAATCCTTTTCTTGACGCCCTTTGAGTAGTTATCAAGCTCCTCATCTGATTCAGGTTCAAACTCTGACTCTGACTCTGTCTCTGGCTGCGCTACTGAAACGGGCTGTTCAGCCGTCTCCTGTTCTAAGTCTATTTGAACCTCGATTTCTTCAGATTGTGAGGTCTCTTCTGTTTGCTTAATATCTTCATCAGACATTGTTAACATCCTCTGGGTCGTTAATTACTGCAATAACTTCATCGTCATTGATGATACGAAGCTCTTTTTCCTCTTTATCTCGAAAACGAGCACCGGCATATCGTCCAATACAAACCCAATCACCCTCACTGCACCAAGCCTGATTACCGAACTTAGATGAATCTTTGTATGCTAGCGGCCCTATCTTCATTACTTTGGCAACAACGGTTCCAACTGCTTCTTTTTTGCGAACGTCTTCAGGCAGAACAATTCCACCTTGCGTTGTTTTTTTACCTTCGTAGGGACGTACTAATATTCTCCAACCGGTCGGTTGGGGAAACGGAATCTCAGTCATTATCTTCATACCTTTCCAGCAGGGTTTTCATTTCTTGTCGAACAAGACAGACACCCTGAATCTCTCCTGTCACACTGCGGTAGTCTTCCATCGACTGAATACTACCGTTTGCTAAAAACTCTTTTAGATCCTCTTCACGATCATCCAGCACTTTATACAATGCTGTCGCAAATTGCACAATATCCATCAGTCTTCTATGCCGTCAGAATACAAGTTATCAAACGTTATGTTCGGATCGGTATAACTAGAGTGACCTTCTGCTGAATGCGTGTACTGACTTGGTTTAAAATCAGGGGCACCTTCGCCTGTGTCCCAAAGTGCAGGTGATGTTGCCCTGACTCTGTTGTTTGGTAAAGCAACAATATTGCCTTCCCAAGGACCTTCGGTTAGATATAAAACATGGCTTTGTTTGTGTTGATCTGGCGCGTCAGCAATTTCGTACTCAGTGTAATCCACTGTGAACATATACCGCGCTTCGTAGAACTCGTGATTAACCTTGGCAATCCAAGGACTTGAACTGACTCGATCTAAGACAATGACTTCGTGGTTTCTGGACTCACAGTCCCACGGCTGACAGATGTAGTCTTCCATGCGTTCAGGCCAATCGTCGCTTTCTGTTTCCACATCAGCAACCAGTGCCTGTATGGGCATTCGTGCCCACATCGCACCACCATGACGATTCTCATCACTATCTTCTAAGTGTCTTTCCTGGCCGGTAAAAACAACTTGGAAACTCAGCGACCTGTCCGGGATCGTATTGACTGCAATGGCTAGAGCATGGAGATATTCCCCATGGTAGTCATCGTGATTGCAAGTAAACTCTTTCCGCACCCAGCATTTAAAATACGGGATGTTGCTAATCAAATATGACATTAATAATTTCCGCTAAATTTTGTTCCTTTAACCTGTGCTTTTTCTGGTTCTACGCCACTATCTATAACTAATACGGCTGCTTTTACCACTTTACCGTCTTTAAAACCCTTAACGCCTCGACCTTTTAAGATATCGGCTTGAGTTACTTTGCCATCACCAGTTAGATCTGGAAATTTTTTAGCCACTTTACCTCCCAGAGCTTTTCGCTCAACCTCATCAATAACACCTTTGTTTTTTGACGCATAAAATACAGCTTCGCCTTCATCGGCACCGTACTGCTTCTTCATGGCCTTCATAATCTTTTTACCTTTTTTATTTAAAGGCATGATTATTTATCCTTTTTCCTTTGAAAAGACTCTATTGCGCCTCCGCCAAAATAAAAGCCCAAGATTAGAAGCATGGCGTAGTTGATTTGAAACTGCTCCATCACCTGAGACACAGAGGAAGGATCGCCTTTTCCGGTCAGTGTCATAGCGAGGACTATGATGAAACACGATACATAAGTCAAACCGAACATCAGCGCAAGGTACCGCTGGGCTACCTTAAAGGGAGCATACGAGTTCATCAAAGCTACCTTGGCTTGTGTCTTCGCTTCAATCGACTCAGTTTCAGAAGTATGCATGTCATCAATCAAGTCCATGCCTTTCTTGATAACTGTCTCACTGCCAAGTATTTTTCCTAATGCACCTAATATCATAATCACCTCAGTATCTTAGTGTTTTTCGGATTAACCCACTCTGGGATACAATATGCTTGCACCTTACGTTTAGTCCAATAGTTGTATCGTGTACGGCTCACGCGATCTGCAAAGTAGTTGCACCGGTTGATCGAATAAAAGTACGCCTTCTTGTCAGGAATCACAGTGCCTTCAGCAGTCATAATAATTAAAGCAAACACATAGATCATTTTTTATTTAGCCAAGCCGTTGTTCCCATGTACGCCCCAACGATACCCGCGCCTGATATGTAAAATAGGTTGCTGATATCTGACAAAGCTTGTACCCGTTCTATCGGCACAAAGAACATAGCAGCAGTGAACACCCCCATGGCAATTAAGGTATATCTTGCCATACGTAACTGAGCCAAGTTTTTTCGTAACGCTGTCTCAGTTTCTTTGATGGACTTAATGCGGGACATCTCCTCATCACTAATGACACCATCACCATCTTTGTCATACTCAGCGTAAATCGATTCTTTTTGTAGTTTCTTCTGCGTCATACTGGCCTCATATTAGCGAGCCAATATATAAAACCACCGAGCGCAGCCAATCCCAACAGACAAACAAATACAACGACCATAGTCCGTAGCAAAGCAAGGTTTCTCTTACGCTTCGCGATTTTTGCTTTCTTTTGCGCCTCCAAAGCTTCATCACGGTTGCGTTTCGCCTCTGCCGCGTACTTTAGAAAGTCTTGATACAGGTTTGCTCTGCCTTGGTAAATTAACATGGTCTTCAGTTCTTCTTCTCGTTGTCTTAATTTTTCGAGGTGAAGAAAGTTTTCAAGATCAGAGCCAGTTGACTGCGAACTACCTGATTTTTTCTGTATTTCTGCTTTTGCATCAAAATACTTTCCAAGCTGTTCGGCACAGTCGGTTATGTCTTTGCCATTTTTTAATAGTTCTTTGACGGCTCCAATCGCGGTGTTTGCAGTCTGAACGACGGCTATGGCTTCAAAGATCATAACCTTTCCTTAATTTCTGTTCTGTTGTGCCTGTATCCTTGTAAGGTTAACTTCAGCACGTTGATCTGCGATATCCTCTTGTAGCTCTAATCGAGCAGAGTCCGTAGCGGCTCGTTGCTGTAGTTTTTCTCTTTCGAGTTGCAGGTTACTAGCATCTAACTGAGCACGACGCTCAGACTCAGCCGCTCGAATAGCAAGTTCTTTCTGTCTTATATCGACTAAAGGATCTGGCTGTTCACCCTGTTGTGGTTGAATGGTTTGTAAGAAGTCTGTGACTAACTGAGCCTCTATCTGAGCGACTCGTGATTCTGTTTGTTCTACTGGGATGGGTGGAGCCATCTGAACAAGCCCCTGATCCATGTTTGCCATAGCATTTTGTATTTCTTGCTGTGCAATCGTTCTGGCTTTAAATGCTATATGTTCCATACAGTGAGATACCAACATCCCAAACACACTTGGCGATGCCTGAACCAAGGGTGTAACCATTAAAGCAATGTGTGTTGCAATGTGTGCATCGTGTTCTTGTTCTGGAAAAGCCGTCAGTAACTGACCTGCTAAAGCTCTGGCATTCTCAATGCTAGGATCAGTTGGTTGTGGTTCTGGCGCAGGTGGTAAGATTTCGTCAATGTTTTGCACTTCCAAGGCTTGATACATTCTTTTGTACGCTGCCTGTAAGTTGTGCAGTTGTGGATTAGATTGTGCCAACTGCAATTGTGTCTGTGCCAGCGTTATCCGCTGTGCCATTGAAAAAATATTGGGGTCAGAGACCGGAAGAATATCAACACGGTCATCAAAATCAGATTGCTTGATCCCTGCATCAACACCTGTCGCGTATGGATACGACGGTGGCATGTTGTCACGAATCAGTCGAGCAAGAATCCTAAACTCTGTTTTCTGTGCGTAATGCAATCGCTTGTGTATAGCCGACATGACTTTCATGCCACGCTCAAGCAACGCAACGGTTGTACCGACCGGTTGTTGTTGCGACCCGGGTGATCCAGTTTGTTGATCTGCTATCGAAACAAACCGACGGCCAGACTCAATCAAAACACCCAGCAACTGTGCTAACGTGCCGGAAGGCTCTTTGTACGGTAGAGGTATAATGCTGTTTCGGATGTCACCGCCTGGTGCATCAATATCACGGAACTCGCCTGGTGCTATTGGCTCGTCATCATTACGGACTCTGATACCACGAGCTTTGAAACCTGACGGAAGGTTCGCTAATGTACCGGCATCAATTAACTGTCTTAGTATTGAAGTGGCTGCTTTGCCTAATCCACCGATCATGTGAATCAGACCAAAGCCATAGAAACCAAGACCGGGCAAAAACTTGTAGTGCACGAAGTACGACACCTTCTGTTTTAGTGCGTCATTTTCCTCGTAGTTTCTGCGGATCGCTAAAACTTCTCCGCTACCCTGATCAAGCGTGACAATGTACGGTAGTTTGATTCCTGTGGGTTCCCCCATCTGATCAACATCTTCAAAGCCTTCAATATCCAGATTGACATGCATTTCAAGCACTGTGTAAAGATCGTCGGTTGCGCTTTTCTCAACGCCGTCCAGTTCGTTTACCTTCGATTTGACCGGGTCAGAATCTGCTTCATAGTCAGCCGAAATATCAATATCTCTGTAGAAACCAGCAACCTGTAACTTGCGAATTTCATTTTCGTCCATGCGAAGAACGTGCGTAATCCGCGACGCGGTCGCGAGATCACTTGCCGCATAAGAGACGACCAAGTCCTCCGCTGGTATGAATTTAGAAACGGGTCGTTGTTTCGCTTCATCAAAGTAAACCTTCTTGAACGTTGAGCCTGATAAAGGTAGATAGAACAGCATCTGATCGGTGTCTGGATCGAACTCCTCCATTACCTCCATTAGCATGTAGTTCATGAAATCTTTGACGCGAACGGCTTGTGCTTCTTTCTCTGAATCCTGTGCGCCTAATACGTTTGTACGTACTGGCCCACCGGCAGGTAATAATTCTTTGTATGCCTGTGCCTGAAACTGCGTTACTGACTCTGCGATGATCGGGTGCGTGACTCCTGACGCTCCTTGGAAGGGCTGTGTCCGCTCCTGATACTGGATTCCCAAGAGATCCAATCCCTTGGTGTATCCTTCTTCCCACTCTGACCTTGACTCTTGATCAGTCTCATACTGCTCTCTAAGTTCCGACGAAAGTTCACCCAAGATAGAATCGTCGAGAGTTTCTGCCAGATTTGCATTGTGATCGTACTCCTGCACTTGGGTCATCATCTGTTCTTGTATTGCCTGAACGATGGCACCCTCTGGTCCTTCTATAATTTCTGCTCCACCGGCAAAGTCTTCGACTTGTGGTATTTCAACCTCGACACCTGGCACTGCCTCCAGTGCTGGGTCGATCATGCCTTGCATTTGATTCGGAGGCACAGACATCAGTAATACTCTCTATTTCTTGGTGCATACATTTCTTCCTCCTCTTCACCTTCTAGTGCGATAAAACCGCCTTGGCGAAAACGAATTAGAGCCATAGTCATACTGTCTACGAAGTCATCATGGTCGCCATTGGGAAAAGCGGCACATTCTTCAATCACTTCGTCTGCAAACTTTTTTTCTGGAGCCCAAACCATTCCAGCTTCAAAGATTGGTGCAACGGTGTGCATGCGGGT